AACAGCATGGGATTAAGAAATGCCTAAAGGTTCCTCTCCATCGGCAACGATGAATCAGAAGTATAACACAAAGCTGGATCAAAATATCCGCGAGCTTGCCAAGGAAATTCGCCTTCGTCGCACCCTTGTCAAAGCTCTTTGGGGTGATGATGCAGCCCAAGATTATGCTGAAAAGAAGAAGGGCGACCAGCGAGTGGTTTCTCAAAAATATGCAAAGAACGATGCATTCATCCGTAAGTATGAGAAGAGCCTGCTGCGTCGAGGTATGAAGTGATTCTCACCCAACAAGACAGAGACCTTCTGCGCGGGATCGTGCGGAAGGTTCACTTTGCTTATGTAGAGAAGAAGCACGGCAAGGGCTTTGTTTCTGATAAAGAGTGCGACAAGCTGATTGATAGCTTGGGACCAGAGGTAGCCGAGCGGATGATCCGCTTTGGTATAGACAAGGGATTGCGCTGATGCCCAAGGGACAGAAGCCTATGGCGGGGGCTGGGCCGCTACCGAAGACAGTGGATGGAAAGGTTCCTTCTTGGCTTCGCCGCGCTCTTAATAAGAACACGCCAATGACCAAAGACAACGAGACTATGCGAACCGAGTCTGCGGACATTGCAAAAGATTTAACCATTCTCTACCCGACTGTTCGGAAGGTTGGTGGGAAGCTAAAGAAGCTATCTTCTGATGAGGCGTATGACACCGCCCTGAAGAAGAAGGACTTTGTAATCACTAAGGGGACGCCTCAAGCCACTGCGCTTTCTAAGCGCCTTAGTGCAAAGGTTGGGCGTGTTCGCGGATTGAAATGATCGACTTCAAATACAAACCGGACGGCGAAATGCTTAAGACGTTTATGAAGGATGATACCTTCTTTCGTGGCATTCGTGGCCCTGTTGGTTCTGGCAAGTCGGTTGGTTGCTGCATTGAAGTCTTTCGTCGCGCCCTTCAGCAACAGAAGGGGCCGGATGGTATTCGCAAGAGCCGCTGGGCTATCATCCGAAATACCAACCCGCAGCTAAGAACGACGACGATCAAGACTTGGCTGGACTGGTTTCCTGAGAATGACTGGGGCAAGTTTACTTGGTCGGTGCCGTATACCCATCACATCAAGAAGGGTGACATTGACCTTGAAGTTATTTTCTTGGCTCTTGACCGCCCTGAAGACGTTAAGAAACTACTGTCTCTCGAACTTACTGGCATCTGGATTAACGAAGCGCGAGAGATTCCGAAGAGCATTATTGATGCCTGCACGATGCGTGTTGGTCGCTTCCCTTCTATGCGTGATGGCGGTCCTTCTTGGACTGGCGTTATTGCCGATACCAACGCGCCTGAAGAAGATCATTGGTGGCCCATCATGGCTGGTGAGGTTCCAATCCCAGACCACATCCCGCGCGAACAGGCCAAGATGCTGGTCACTCCAGACAACTGGCGGTTCTTCACGCAGCCCGCTGGCATGGTTGAAGTCCGGAATGATGAGGGTGAGATTGATGGATACAAGCCAAATCCAGAGGCCGAGAACCAAAAGAACATGATGAAGTCCTACTACCCGAATCTTATTCAGGGTAAGACTAAATCATGGATTGATGTCTATGTGATGAACAGGCTCGGCCATGTTCAGGAGGGCAAACCAGTGTATCCAATGTTTGCACCAGACGCCCACATCGCCAAGGAAGAGATTCCTGTTGCCGCTGGATCGCCAGTCTATGTTGGCGTTGACTTTGGCCTTACGCCCGCCGCTGTGTTGGCCCAGAAGATCAGAGGCCGCTGGCTTATCCAGTCCGAGATTGTGGCTGTTGACATGGGCATTGTGCGCTTTGCGGAGGTGCTGCGAAATGAACTGTCCTCTCGTTTCTCAGCCTGTCCGGAAGTTCATATATACGGAGACCCTGCTGGTGACTTCCGCGCGCAGACTGATGAGTCTACTCCGTTTCAAATTCTACGAGGTGCAGGACTTCGTGCATTCCCTACGCACTCCAACTCCGTCGATCTACGACTTGAGGCTGTCTCCTTTTAGCTAATGAAGATGATTGAGGGCAAGGCTGCGTTTATGATCGACCGCCGTTGCCCGATTCTCATTAAGGGCTTTGAAGGCGGCTATGCCTACAAGCGCATGGAAGTTAGCGGTGAGCGTTACGCCGACAAGCCAGACAAGAATATGTTCAGCCACGTTCACGATGCGCTTCAGTATCTTATGCTTGGTGCTGGTGAGGGCAGAGCATTGATGAATAATCAAAAGCCAGTCCAGCCCGTAATTGCAAAGCGAGACTTTGACGTATTCAACAAGAAGCCCAGAGGTCAACGCAGACAGGGCTTGTGGGCACGGCTTTAATTGTGCGTTGATCTTATTAAAGGTTGATGCTTTCAAGGCTACAAACAAGGAGACAGCACATGTGTTTTGGACCTTCGGCGGCTGAAAAGAGGGCCGCAGCAGAGCAACGTGCAGAAGCAGAGATTGCAAAGCGTCAGGCCATTGAGGAGCGCGCGACTCAAAAGCGCGAAGACATTTCTACCGCACTCACTGCCACAACCGCATCGGCAGGAAAGCGCGGCGGGACTGGTCGTCGTTCCCTCTTCACCTCAATGATGGGTGGCGCTGGCTACGCAAGCAGGTTCAAATAATGGAAAATGTCGCAAAGAAATATCTTTCGCGCTACGAAAAGGCTAAGGCTTTTCGCGAGAACTGGGTGCCCCTCTTTGAGGAGTGCTATGAGTATGCGCTTCCACAGCGAGAGTCTTTCTATACGGAAACTGCTGGTCGTCGCCGTGACGATAAAATCTTCGATGAAACTGCGGTGGTTGGCGTTCAAGAATTTGCCAGCCGCCTTCAGTATGGCATCGTTCCAAACTTTGCGCGCTGGGCTGACTTTGTTTCTGGTTCTGAGGTTCCGCCTGAAGAGCGTGATCGCGTAGACAATGAACTGGATGAAGTCACTGAGTATGTCTTTGACATCCTTCAGAACTCCAACTTCAGCCAAGAAGTGCATGAGTCCTTCATGGACTTGGCTGTTGGCACTGGAATTCTCTGCGTAGAAGAGGGTGATGCGGTAAATCCCATCGTATTCTCCGCAATCCCGCTACCACATGTTGTGCTTGATACTGGACCAGACGACAAGATTGATCATGTATTCCGTGAGCGGAAGAATGTTCGCTACGATCATCTGCCGCTTCTTTATCCCAAGGGCAACTTTGATCCAAAGGTCCAGTCGAAGATTGCCTCGGATCAAACCACCAATGTTCTTGAGGTAGTCTGCCGCGACTACTCGAAGAAAAATGAAGAAGCCTATCTTCACTATGCGATCTGCATGGAAACAAAGACCATCCTTCATACGAAGGAAATGCGTGGTAACGGGTCCAACCCGTATGTCTGCTTCCGCTGGTCGAAGTGCGCTGGTGAAGTCTATGGTCGCGGTCCGCTGATTAACGCGCTGTCGGCAATCAAGACCACGAACCTCACCATCGAACTCATTCTTGAGAATGCTCAGATGTCTATCTCTGGCATTTATCAGATGGAAGATGATGGCGTTATCAATCCAGATACGATCCAGCTTGTTCCCGGCTCTATCATTCCGAAGGCAATGGGTAGCCAAGGACTACAGCCAATCCAAGCCGCTGGTCGATTCGATGTTGCCCAACTAGTCCTCAGCGATATGCGCCTGAACATTAAGAAGGCTCTCTACAACGACATGTTGGGCAACCCCGACAAAACGCCAGCGACCGCAACAGAAGTCGCGGAGCGCATGGCTGACTTGTCTCGCCGCATGGGCGCTGCCTTTGGCCGCCTTCAATCTGAGCTGGTGCAGCCTGTTCTTCAGCGTGTGATCTACATCCTGAAGAAGCAGGGGCGCATTGAGGTGCCTACGGTCAATGGCCGTGAGGTAAAGATTCGCGCGACCTCTCCGCTTGCTCAGGCTCAGGCCAACCAAGACATCTCCAGCGTTGCTCGCTTCCTTGAATTGGTGGGCGGGGTCTTTGGTCCAGAGATGCTCCAGCTTCTTATTGACGGCGAAGAGACCGCCGTCCACCTCGCCAAAAAGTTTGGTGTGCCAGAACGCTTGATTCGCGATGCAGAACAGCGTAAGCAAATAGCTGCAATAGCGCAGCAAATGGCACAACAACAGGGAGCGGGGGTTGTCCAACAAGGTTAATATCGGAGTTGATGGCTATCAGCGTAGCGCTGAAGCTGACTTGCAGATAAGCCAAAACGTAGCGCAGGTATTTTCTTCACCGACTGGGAAGGAAGTCCTGCGCTATCTTCGCTCCATTACCATCGAAATGGTCCACGGGGCTAACGTATCTACGGAAGAATTGCGCCATGTTGAGGGCCAGCGTTATCTCGTTGGCTTGTTGGAGCGTCGTATTGCCCATGCACATAGGAGCAAAGAATGACTGACTCATTGATTAGCGAAGATCAGGCAACTGCGCCTGATTCGACGGAAGCCGCTTCGGCAGACCTCCCCTCCCAAGATCGTCCGGAGTGGCTTCCTGAGAAATACAAAACTGGTGAAGACCTAGCAAAAGCCTACAAGGAATTGGAGACAAAGCTAGGAGCAAAGGACACTGACCTTCGCCAGAAGATCATTGAAGAATTGCAGGCTGAGGCATACAGCGACCGCCCCGAGTCTGCTGGTGATTATCAACTTCCAGAGATTGTTGATGAATCTATGGCCGTTGATAACGAACTTCTTCAGTGGTGGGCAGAGCATTCCTTCGAGAACGGTTATTCCCAAGAGGAATTCCAGAAGGGCATTGAGATGTATGCTCAAGCTATCTCTGGAACGCAACCTGACCTAGAAGCGGAAGCCAAGCGCCTTGGTGACAATGCAAATGACCGCATCAATGCTGCGTCTGCATTCGCCAATAAATTCTTTCCGCAAGAAGCCTTGCCAGCCATTGAGCGGATGTGCGAATCTGCCGATGGCATCATTGCTCTTGAGGTGATTATGGATGCGCT